TAGAAAATCAGCAAGTTTCCACCATGGCCAATACTTGCACAAACCCCAAACAAAGTAATAATTGGTTTATTCTCAATTTGAATAATGGCATTGAGACCAATCCTCCGTGCGGATGCTATGTAAACACTAATCTAGGTATTCTTGATGTAATACCATTTACGAAGTTAATGAAACTTCTTGGAAAGGTGAAAGCTTTTAAGGCATGGAAATTAGCCGAATTAGTAGCTTCTAGCTCATATATTGCTATTCGTCGCGCCTTAATAGATACAATAGATGAGTGGTTCAATCTTTATACCGATTGGATTTTACGTGCGAACGCAGCTTTAAATCCGCCATTTGGCGGCCTAATAACTCTTCCAGATTTTGGTGATCTTTATACGTATGGCGATGATGAGCTTCTAGATTATGTTGTTGCTGGTCTAGACGAAATGGCAACAGAGCATCGTGCGCTAACAATAGTATTTAATGATCTTTCTAGAAGTTCTGATTTTTTTATTCTCAAACAAGGAGATGAAATTCCTTTCGATTGGAAGCCACAAAATTTCACATTCACCGATAGTAATGGTAATGCATTTGATTTTGATTTTGCAGATATACAATTTACTATTAAGGCTGATAGCGGCACCCTTATATCGCCTACGAACTATCAGATAATATCTCCTGCACAAATAGAGGTAACTGCCGCACAAAACATGCTTAATAAGTTAACAGATCAAATGGAGATAATCAATAACGTCTTATATAACGGTCAAGCAGACTTACAAGAAGCGCTAAGTTTTTATGAAAATATAATATTAGCAAATGGTCCTGATTTAGATGATATTGTATATGCAGCATCTGAACGGTCAATGGCAATCAAAAAAACACAAGTCTCAAATAATATATCGAGAGAAATACAACACCTAGAATCAGAAAGCTCAAGATACGCCAACAGCATAGTAGCAAAAATACAAAACATACTCAAGGACAAAGCGGCACAAAAATCCCAAGCACAACAGGAAATACTTAGCGAAACAAGCAGGCTGAAACTAGAAGCCGATTTAGCACTACAGTCCGGTGCCGGGGCCAGTGGTTTTTTAGCCGTTCTTGGACTTGCCCTCTTTGGCGTTGGTCGAGAAAAACAGTGCTTTGATCCGCGCACAAGACTCAATCCAGACACATGCGAGTGTGAATGCTGGTTTCCCAGCCTATATGAAGTATGTCCAGTAGACGCAACAGCTAGTCCGCTGTGGGGCGCACCTCAATGGGTGTGGGACAACGTAGTTCCGATGCTTCCGCAATCCGAAGAAGTGCGCACATGCTATAAAAAATGCTGCGATAGCCAAACAGCCTGGGTAAATAGTGTTGGCTATGGCTGTGGATGTAATTGTTTTGGAGAAATACCATCATATGCTGTGCCTCTAGGAGGCGGAGCCGCAGATAGCTATTTTAAATCTGGTACTGGCGCAAAATGCTGTAGAGAATTGCAATTTAGCTTACTTGGAGGTAACTGGCAGAGAGGCTCCTGCGTAAGCAGCTTTGAAGAAACACGAAGAACAGCACTTGGTCAGGTGTGGGACGCGGACAAGTGTGAGTTTATTTGCCCCAACACCGGCAAGCCGGAAGGAGAAAGATGTATTCCGGATGAAACATATCCCGCGTCGGTTACATACGTAGACGGCAATGGAGTTTCCCGAACAGAAGACAGCTTGTGTTATTGCTCACCATACTTGGATTGTGAAACCTCAGCCAACTGCTATGTAGGGTCTATGTGTGAATGCACCCACTTTTCGGACACCCATTGTTATTGTGAGTACTCTCCTAACGCCGAGTATGAATGCAATACTCGAGTATATCTAGGCGACTGCAATGCTCCGTGCCCAGACCCTGCTCCAGGACTGGAGTTATGTGGAGTTACAGCCTATGGAGTATGTTGTGATGGGCAGCTGCGAGATACTATAGCTGATGGACCTTGTCCATCGTGTTCTTAAAATATTATTAACTTTTTATCTAAAGGGCGAAATAAACGTGTCAGATTTTATCAGCAAAGCAAAATCAGAAAATGATTTCAACAACGGCGGTAGCACATTAGGGACTCCTGGTGGAGGCACTGCCGGACCACAAACTCAACTGTCTAACCAAAATCAAGAAGGAGTTGTGGCAGCACTAGAGGCCAATGTTGATACCGCACAGACAAATCAAATTGGCGCCACAGCTGCCGGCAACCAAAATAGAGCATTTTCATCCGCTAATCAGCCATGCAATTCTCCTAGACAGAAACCTACTTTTATTTTAGATATAAATTCAGTAGGCTTTGGTGGAGATTGTGGATGCTATATAGATCTTGGTATTAGCCTACTTACTTTTCTTGGCTTATCGACTATAGTAACAAAATATGCTCCAAAAACTGGTGATATTGGAGAGGCTTTTATTAATTATTTTGGTTTAAAAAGTTTATATCTAAAAAAAGCTGGTGATTATGCTGATGGATTATTTCGTAATCATATAGCTGATGTTATAGGATATAAAAATATAGGAACATTATTATCACTAGAAGCAGGATATAGGCAGGCTAAAATAGCCTATCACAATAAAAGAATAAGCAAAGCTGACTTTGAAGCAATTGCAAACAGGTGGAAAGGAACAAAACTATCGAATGGGCAGACAGCTCAAGAACTATACGATTCTGCATTATCAGCTAGAGATAGCTGGTTAACAGTAAATACTGGCTTATTTGTATCCGATATAATTAATGAAGTTTCGATAGCTGTAGGAGGACTGACTTTTGCTGCTCTTATATCTCTTGGCATTTCTAGAAAAAAAAGATGTTTTGGCAAGAATACTACACTTAATCCAAAGACTTGTGAATGTGAATGCATACAGCAAGATCTAGAGATATGCCCAGCAACACAAAATAGTGGTAGTCAACTTCTTTTTGGTTGGATTGTTCCTGGTTTGCTTCCACAGCTATCAGAACTTAATAGTTGTGGACCTTCTTGTTGTGGTGGACAAGCAAAATATCAATTTGGCAGCGATCCTTGTCAATGTGCTTGCTTAGGAGAGATAACTTTTGGCACAGTTCTTAGTGGTGGCGGATCTCAAGATGATTATTGGAAACAGGGCAATGGCTGCGGGTGTTTACGGCCTGGCATTTTTTATTCTACCCGAGGTAAATGCATCAGTAGATTTGTTGAAGAGAGAAATACAGCCCTTGGTCAGGTGTGGGACGCGGACAAGTGTGAGTTTATTTGCCCCAACACCGGCAAGCCGGAAGGAGAAAGATGTATTCCGGATGAAACATATCCCGTGTCGGTTACATATGTAGACAGTAATGGAGTTTCCCGAACAGAAGACAGCTTGTGTTATTGCTCACCATACTTGGATTGTGAAACCTCAGCCAACTGCTATGTAGGGTCTATGTGTGAATGCACCCACTTTTCGGACACCCATTGTTATTGTGAGTACTCTCCTAACGCCGAGTATGAATGCAATACTCGAGTATATCTAGGCGACTGCAATGCTCCGTGCCCAGACCCTGCTCCAGGACTGGAGTTATGTGGAGTTACAGCCTATGGAGTATGTTGTGATGGGCAGCTGCGAGATACTATAGCTGATGGACCTTGTCCATCGTGTTCTTAAAATATTATTAACTTTTTATCTAAAGGGCGAAATAAACGTGTCAGATTTTATCAGCAAAGCAAAATCAGAAAATGATTTCAACAACGGCGGTAGCACATTGGGCAACCCATCCGTTCCAGTTCCTGGGCCAGAATCAATATTATCATCTCAAAATCAGAATAAAATAGAATCCAATATCGAAAATAACAATGGAGTATCAAATTCTGCACAAAGCTCCAGCTATACAACAAAAGAAAGAGAAAATCAGGCACAATATGCTAGGACCTTATCAAACAATGATCCAGATGGCGGTTGCGACTCACCTCTTACAAGGGGTTCGTCACGATTACTTCCAAATGTATTAACAATTACAATAGACGATGAAAATGGAGGAGATCCCGGTATTGCTCTTTTTGGATATGCGCCATGTGATTGCTATGTTCCATTGAATATTCCTCTTTTGTCACTATTTGGTAAAATAGCAAAAGCTGGTAAAATAAGTGATTATCTTAGCGATTTATGGAAGGGTGGCCAAAGTTTTCAAGCGATATTAAAATGGTTAGGAATATGGGGCAAATACACTGATAGGCTGCATGAAGCAGCAGATGCTATTTATGACTGGAGATACTATCAGAGACTTTTTGATGACTTACAAGATGTTATTGCTGTTATTCGGAGGAATATAAAAAAATTAGATGATGAAATAGATAGACTAATAGCAAAAAAAAAGAACCTCCAAAACTATCTTGCTAGAATTCAGACTCATATCTATGATCTAACGATAGATAAGGCACAGGCAATAACCGACGGAAATACTGCATTGGTACAGGAGCTCCAACGCAAAATAGACGCTTCAGAAATACTTAAAAACAGAACCAACAATTCAATACTACGAAACGAAAATCTGTACCAGCAAAACACCATTCTAAGATTTCAAGAATCGCAAGCCCTGCCCAGACGTATTGCCGATAGGGACCAGGCCAGAATAGATATGAACAATATGAAATATGCATGGAATGAATATGTCACTGCTGCCCTTAATAGTGATATATATAATCTATTATCATCAATTGTCGGTTATTCATTTGAAGCTCTTGCTGCCTTGGACCCATCTAGAAAAAAGGTTTGTTTAGGCGCAAATACCCATTTAGATAAAACTACTTGTACATGTGTTTGCGATCCTAATACAACAACATGCGCTGGTGGTAGTGGTTCAACTCCTTTATGGTCAATCCTTGATTTTGTAGCACCAATACAGGCTGATGAGGTTAAAGCGTGTTATCCTGATTGTGGATGTAATCTAGAACGAGAAAATAATCCTGCATTATCTGGTCCTTGTGAATGTAAATCTTGTGAAGCTGGATACACATGGAAAAATGGTGCTGGATGTGGCTGTTTAAAATATACTACTGGAGCATCCCCTGGATATGGACCAGGTATTTTGCCTGTTGGAAACTATATAAGAGGAACATGTCTGGACGACGATAAAATTGCAGCCGAAGAATCTTTTGGAAAAACATGGAACGGTAATACATGTCAATATGAATGTCCTGCTGGTACAGACTTGGCGGAAGACAAAGATAAAGCGACCTATGCCAGAATAGAAGATAATTTATATAATCCAGCGCCCAGCAAGGCGCATTACACATATGCAACTGGCTGCAATTATGTTTGTGACGGAAGGGATCAAATTGCCAACGGAGAGCAATGGCCGCCCGATTGCGCCCCGGGAGAAGAGTTCAATGCTGATCCAAATGTCTGCAGCTGTCAGCCCTGTACGGGCAATAAGGCTTGGGAAATGGCCGCATTTAGCAATAGCGTACTAGATTGCAGTGTGTGTCCTTCTCCTTACTGGTATTGTGACTGCGACGCGTGCGACAACGACCCGGATAACCCACACGGCCCCGAAGGTATCAATTTTATATTCTGCGATAGTTATAGCGTTTGGGATCCAGAAGGATCGCCCTATTTTGTAGACCCCGAAACCTTTGGCCAATCCGCAGCAGTGAACAACCCTCTATTCACACATGTAAGTTTTGTCTTTAGTGGCTGTGAACCGGGTTCACCACCTCCTCCTCCACCGCCTCCTCCGCCTCCTCCACCGCCACCTCAATAGGTCAGATCAATGACTCATATTGTTGACAATAATAAATAAACAAAAACAAAATATTGCTTGACACATCACAAAGGTGTATACTACTATAATAGACAATAACAGTATACTTATTCCTAAGGCAAATTATGGGAAATATCATTACAAATGATGTCATAACAAATGCGATCAATGGCGATACGCAGATCAAAAATGGCTCTAAAGTCGTCCATTTGGACAAAACAAACGGTTCTATTAGTTCTGATGGTGGTAAATTTTCTGAAAATTTTCTTGACATAGAAAATAAATTAACCAATAAATTTGATGAAGTAGACTATTATGAAATACCTGTGGCATTAGACGGAGGGGGATTCACGCCAACCCCAACCCCAACCCCAAGTCCAACCCCAGCATAAAGAACAACAAATGACCAGATATTCTACAATATTTCTAAGAAAAGGTGGTTACGAAACCCTATATTACAGTAATGAAATATTAGCCAGTGGAGAACCAGCAATAGCCGTTGATAGTGGTATTCTGAAGGTGGGCAATGGACTAGACGTTTGGTCAGATTTGCCTAGCGTTGGAGTGCCTAGTAATCCTACAGCGGTCAGTGGAGCTAGTGGTATATTAAATATGGTACAAATTACACAAGCAAATTATGATTTATTAGACCCCGATCCCAATACCATATATTTTATAGTGTAAATTATGCCAATTAAAATAGGATCAAACGACGCATGTAGGATCTATATAGGATCACAACAAATAATAAAGATATATATAGGTCCTATAGAGCTATGCCCGCAAAGTTATGCTCAATTTTTCTCAGCTATCAGCGCCTCCATTGTTCCATAGATAGTCTTCTTGTGGTGTATATATAAATATCGCAAGAGAATATATTATGAGAAAAGCAAGCTATAAAACAAGTGAATTCTGGTTTACACTTGTTAGTTTTATAATGAGTGGATTATTTCTTTTTGGAGTTATATCCGAACCAGAAACCAAAGATGAACTGACTGATGTATTTACACACGTCACAGAAAGCGTGATATTGTTGGGCGGACAAGCCATGGTTTTGTCTAGATATATCAGGAAAAGAAAAGAAGAAAAGATAGAATACGAAAAAACCAAACAAAAAGAATCAGATCTAATACGTAAAGAATTAGAAGATTATGTTGGTGTAGACAAAAGAAACAAAAAAATTAATATAAATACAGCTCCACTAGGAGAGCTAATTAGATTGCCGCATATCGGTCCATATTTAGGACAATGCATTATTGATTATAGAGAAAATGAAGAATTTCAAAAAGTATCTGATATCAAAAAAGTAAACGGAATAGGCGACACTACATACCAAGATATCAAACATTATATTACTATATGAGGTACAATTATGAGTGAACTCACTACTAAAGATTTAATACGCGATGAAGTAGAAAATCTAATTAATGAAACCAAAAAATCTCTGTCTGAAGTAAAGTATTTTGCAGTCAGTGAGGCTTGGAAAATTTTACAACTATTAACAGCTGTTGTAATCAGACTGATTGAAAATCTTGGAAATGATCTTAGTAGTCCAGAGAAAAAGGAGCTGGCCCTGGAGCTTATATCTAATTTTTACGACAAAATATTCACAGTGGTTAGTATCCCCTGGGTGCCAAGGATATTAGAGCCAATAATACACAGCCATGTAAAATCATTCCTGATGATTCTAGTTAGTTCTGGCATAGATGCTATGGTCGCGACATTTAGGCAGGTCGGTGTATTTCAACCAAAAACCGTAGCCGACGCACAAGTATTGGCGAAAAATCAAATAGTAATAGACTTTATCAATAATCTTAATAATATAGTGAGGAAATAATGAATTTTACCGATAGTTTCAATGACTTTAGCTCTGCTCTGGGTCCAACTGATTTGGCACTTTATGCTGGTGCTGGTTTAATTATCTGGGTATTGTTTAAAGACAGAATGAGCCCTGTACAAAAAATGATTATGGATCTTGTTAATCAGGTTAAAGGAAAAATGGGAGATAACAATATACCAGAATCTATCAAAAAAAGCATAGAAAACAACTCCGAAAAACACCTAGATGAAAATCTTTTTTTTGATTTAGTTGTGTCGTGGAAACAAACAAGAGATCTGGCTGAAAAAAGTGGATGCAAAAAAGCCGTAGAGGTTGCTGATCAAATGTTTCCATATCTCTCTCCTATGGTTTGTGAAGACAAGACAATAGTTAACAAGGAAAAAGTAAATGAAGAATAACATCTTATTAGTGATTGGTGGAATTTTACTATTGTTTGGGGTATTCGGAAACAATCTACCCAACATTAATCTAATAAATCCAACGGCCGTATCTATAGAAAACTATGTTATAGACGCCCCATCCGATGATGTGCTGTTGGAAGATGCTAGAAAAATCTCCACTCTATTAAAAAATTCAAGCGACTCTACCAGATCTAGAGACTGTTTAAAATTATCTTCGCTGTATTGCGACATGGCAACACTGATTGCTTTAGATAGTGACGATAAGGTAATATCGGACACTTCGGCTATACGACAGGCAAATAGCCTAGCTGGTAAAATGCTTAGATTAAATATCAAAGATAAATATCCTGGCTTGGCGGAAGCTGCCAAAAATTTATTGATAAACACTATTGGGGATGAGGATGTCGTGCTAGATAAAGAATTAAGAACAAAATCTGTTGATGCATTTATGGCATTAAGCTGGGCTTTTTATGAGGGCAGTAAATAATGCCAAGAATGACACCAGATCAACTTTATAATGAATATCGAAAAGGATTTAGTGGATGCTTATGGGAACAGCATGTATATGATGAGCTTATAGAGAATAGCAAATACGCCTACTTTAAAGATGGCGCTAAAAAAATTAAAAACAGCGGCAAAGGTAAACTGTCAACACCATTCAAATCAGTATTGAAATTTGATAAGAATGCTTATATAGAGCGCCAGACAACTGGTGATTGTGTCAGCCACGCTACTCGCAACGGGTGTGATGTAACAAGGGCGGTAGAAATTGATATTAAGGGAGATAAAGAAAGCTGGGTTGCTAGAGGTGCTACAGAAGCTATTTATGGAGCAAGAGGTCATGGTGGCCAAGGTATGAGTTGTAGTAGGGCAGCAACTTTTGTAAGCCAAACAGGTGGCGTTCTTGTTCGTAAAAATTATCCTGGTGTAGCAGACTTTAGTAAATACAATGGCAGTATGGGCGCTAAATGGGGATCTAGAGGTTTACCAGATAATGTAATAGATGAAGCAGATAACCATCAGGTCCGAACTGTATCATTAATTAGAACAGTTGAAGAAGCTAGAGACGCATTGGCCAATGGGTATGGATTAAGTGTATGTTCTGGTTATGGATTTTCTAATCGCCGCGATTCTAAGGGATTTGCTCGTAAATCTGGCAGCTGGGCCCACGCGATGGCATGGACGGCTTGCGACGATACTGGTGGAGAACCAGCCTTTCTAGTCCAAAATAGCTGGGGCAAATGGAATGATGGAGGCCATCCAGAATGGGGTCCTATCCCAGACGGTTCTTTTTTAATACACGCCGATGTAGCCGAAGGTATGTTGAGGCAAAATGGAGCTTATGCCTTTAGTGATTTTAACGGATTTCCACCACAGAAGTTACCAGACTATGGTTTTGGAGATTATCTATGAAACTACTAGACAGAATAGCCTTAAATAGCCTAATAAAAACTATTACAAATTTTATTTTAGCTATCATCAAAATTTTTGCACCCGATACTAAAACAGATATGGTCACACCAAAAAGAAAAAGGCCCATAAGAGATTTATTAGACAAGGTTTTTAAAAATGAGTAAAACTCTATTATTTGCTGGCCTCATAGCTACAGCGATCACAGCAGCGTCTTTACCAAGATACAGCACAACATCCGTTGTCACATTAACGGGTGCTCAAATTCTATCACAACAGCAGGAACAACCTGTTAAAAAATATAAAAGAAAAGATTGCCCAGTATGCAAAGGCAAAGGATGGTATATAAGTGGTGATGGTATAGCAAAAGTTAGTTGTGGATATTGCGAACCGGAAAATAAAGAACTTCCAGCAGATTTTATAAATCCAGGTATTATTATCAATAATGAATAATTCAACACTAGAAGAAGTGGCCCAGCACATATCTGATAAAGCTGCCAACAATACTGAAAATGAAAATTTTGGAAGTATTATTTTGACTATTATGATAGTAGGAATAGTACTTAATCTAATTCGTGTGGTGCAAGAATGTAATAATGATAATAAGTCTACAGATAAATATACGGCAAATCAAATAAAAGAGCTATGCACACGGAAAGGCTGGTTTACTAAGATGAGAATCAGAAAATCAATAAGACAACAGATTGGCATAGAAAAATATAAACAGTATGGTAAAATTATTCTGGACGCTATTATGGACACTGGTGAAAATCTCACGGAGGAAAAATTAATTAAACTCGTGGAGGCTTCAAACAATGTTTAGCTTATTAGTATGGTGTGTATATGGCATTTTCGTTGGGGCAATAGCCAAAAGCTTAGTGCCTGGAGAAGAAAATTTTGGATTTTTTAAAACAATAGCATTAGGCATCACGGGTTCCTATTTTGGTGGTGCAACGCATTATCTTCTAGGCATGAACCAATCGATTGAGCCCGCTGGACTATTCATGGGAATTGCTGGAGCGGTTCTGGCATTAGTATTATATAATAAGGTGGTAAAATCATGAGTCATAGCTACAGTCAAATATTATCTATGGAAAAAAATTCATATTTTGTTGATGTATATGTACTAGATACAACAAATATATCAGATATTAATATACCAACCATATCCAACAGCATTTCTGCACTAGATGATTTGGTTTCTCCGAGAGAAATTACCAATACGGTATATGAAACATCTAATAAAATATCTAAAGTAGACATACGAGACCAAGAAGCTAATATAGTATTATCAACGGAGATGGATAAGCACGAATAAATACTATATTTAATAGGATACAAATGAGGAAAATATTAATAACCGGTGCGGCAGGATTTCTAGGTTCGCATTTTGTAGAAGAAGTATTGCTTAATACAGATTGGGAGATAGTGGCTTTATGCAGGCTTACATATGTTGGAGACATGGAAAGAATCGTGAATAGCCTGCATGTTAAACAGCATGCTGACAGAATCAAAATAATTTATCACGATTTGAAATTTGAATTGCCTCCGCACACCATAGAAGCAATCGGAGAAGTGGATTATGTGGCGCATATAGCCGCCAACAGCCATGTGACTAGAAGCATAATTCATCCCAGGCAATTCGTGGAAGATAATGTAGTCGGCACTCTCAATCTTTTAGAGTGGTATAGGCAATATTCTCCCAAAGCATTGTTTATTAATTATTTAACGGACGAAGTTTTTGGACCAGCCCCAGAGGGTTATGATTTTAAAGAAGACGACAGATGGCGTCCCAGCAATCCCTACAGTGCCAGTAAAGCTGGTCAGGGGGCATTAGGAATATCCTATCATAACACCTATAAATTACCCATTATTCATACATATACCATGAATCTATTTGGAGAAAGACAACATAAAGAAAAATTTGTTGCTCTGGCTATAGATCTTATCAACAAAAACCAGCCCGTTAAAATACATGCCAAATTAGACTCTCAAGGGAATGTAGAATATGTGGGACAAAGACATTGGCTACATGCAAGAAATGCAGCCAATGCAACATTATTCTTATTGAATCACGGCAAAGCTGGAGAACACTATAATGTCGTAGGAGATGTAGAACTATACAATGATGATATGGTAAAAAGACTTGGTCAATTAATGAATAAAGAACCAAGACTAAAATATGTCGATTTAGAAAAAAGCAGACCAGGACATGATAGAAGATACAGTTTAGATGGTAGTAAATTAAGGAATATGGGCTGGCAGCAACCCATAAGTTTTGATGAGTCTTTACAAAAAACTATACACTGGATGTTAAATGATTAAACACGAAACTCATATAGAAAACTGCTTTTGGACACAACCTAAAATCTTTGAAGATCACAGAGGTAGGTTTTCCGAGATATTTAAAGTTTCATCTGTAGAGCCATTATTTAATCCAGAACAATCAAACTATAGTTTTTCAAAAAAAGGAACATTAAGAGGTGTTCACAGAACACCTTATGCTAAATATGTAACTTGCGTCAAAGGAACAGTTTATGATGTATGTATTGATCTAAGGCCCCACAGCAAAACATACAATCAATATTTTGGTATATGTTTAAGTGAATATGTACTTAATAGTTTATATATACCACCATTTTGCGGACATGCTTTCTTGGCTCTAGAAGATAGTATTTTAATATATCAACAAAACCAAGAATATAACCCTAGTCTGGACGAGACATTCTGCTATAAAAATTACGATATCAATTGGCCAGCCACAGTAGATATTATTTCTAATAAAGATAAAAATATATGTAGATAAGGAACAACAATGATTTTAAAATATGATATATCTAAATACCCATTTATTTCTTTAATCCAATCTTTATTTGATGTTGACGACTTGTCTAGCCTGCATCAATCCACTAACGAAAGATATAAATATTTCGATGAAGTTGGAGCTGATTCAGCTACCATATTCCACAAAATGTTTTATGACAAGATGAGATCTGGCTGGAATGAGTTTATTGATGCGTATGAATCATTAATCAGCAATGAAATATCTACACAATATCACGAAGAAATAATATACCAAAAATGGCCCACTTTCAGAGTACATTTACCAGATAATTTAGCGGTTGCCGCATGGCATACAGATAGTGAATTTAATCATCCAGAAGGAGAAATTAACTATATCATAGCCATTAGTCCAATGTTTGAGAGTAATACTGTCATAACAGAAAGCGAACCTAACAAAAAGGACTTCAAACAGATATGCTTATCTCCTGGCGAAATTTTTAGTTTTAATGGAAATAAGTGCTTGCATGGAAATCTTCCCAATATGACAGGTAACACTAGGGTGAGTTTGGACTTTAGAATTATCACCAGATCAGATTATGAAAAAGCGAATAAATTAAACTCTATGACCACAAATACAAAATTTGTTATAGGCGAATATTATAAAGAGCTATAAATGGTTAATTTGCAAAATCCAGAATTACCAAAAGATTTTGACTGGAAATTCTATCTAGATAATCATCCCGATCTTGGATTAGCAGGAGTAAACACTGAAAAGGGTGCGATAACCCACTATATTTTATTTGGCCGCGACGAGCAAAGAAGATATAAATCAACAGCACAGTCTATTGGCGAAGTCTACACTACTGAAAATTCCTATCATCTATCGCCCGATACAAAAATTTGTTTATTTTCACAATGGTATCATGATGCAGATACAGAGCGGCATAGAAAAAAGTGCCTACTAAATAATCTTAAAAATCAATATATCGACAATATTCATATTTTTTATGAAAAAGATTCTATTAAACAGATACCAGATATTACAAAAAAAACCAAAATATCGTCATCGCCTATTGGAAAAAGATTATCATATAGTGATTGGATATTGTACAGTCAAAATAATTTTACTAATCATATAAAAGTATTAGCGAATTCGGATATTTATTTTGATAAAACAATCCAATATATTAAAAAACAAAAATTTTCTCCATATAATTTTTATGCAATAACCAGAAAAGATCTGTCAGAAAAAGGAGAAATAGTAGAAAGTTCTGATTATTATGGGGATGAATCATGCCCTAGCAACCCGCTATATTCACATGATGCTTGGATTTTTTACGACACTCTTTTAATATCTCCTGATTCTATAAAAGAATGTTTCGATTTTGATTTAGGCAAAGGCAACTGTGACCGGCTGTTCTCTAATTATCTTAATCAACAAAAGATCTATTTTAAAAATCTATACCCGGATATCAATGCTATACATATTGATTATAGAAAAAATAAGACTAGAAAATATTATGATCTCAATACAGAAAAAAGAACGGAAGTTATAGGAAATATTTCTCAGTATTTTACACAAGACGATCTCAAAGCATACCAAAACAAATTAGAATGCCTAACTCTCTTAATAACATCTAATGAGGATAAAGATGGTCAGTATGACACGTTTATAGAAAATCTGCGTAAGTCTATGACAAGAGCCAATAAAAAAATTGCTAAAAAATTAAGTTTTAGAATTATCAGAAATAATAATGAAAATGACAATATAGACTTGTCTTATTTAAAAAAGACCTTTAGAGATGTAGATATTATTTATTTAAATATTCCCGAAGAATATAACCATTACAATAGTGAAGATGAGACACTAGATTTTACTTATGGCAAACAATCTGGTCCATTATATTCCTTCTTTAGTATTTTTAGACAAAGACATTTAGAAAATTTTAACACATCACTATTTTTAGAGTGTGATTGCATATTATTAGATAATTGGCTAGATAAAATTTACAACTATTGTCTAACGTCGGGACCCTTTATGATATCTGGCTCACAATACGACGGCCACTGCTACATGAAATATTACGATATTAATAATCAGCATATCAACGGTGGCATATGTCTATACTCAACAGGCAACCAGATTCTTAACCAATACATGGACTTCTGCTTAGATTCTGTGCCCCTGTATGTTCGACGCATTTCACAAAATATGCCGTATGATTATACTATTTATTATGTACTAGAAAACAACTATGACTACAATCTATCTAATAGAGAAATATTAAAATTCATTAAAAAGAATATTCTAAAGAACAATTTAATATGCAATTATTGCAACAATATACCACAGGATATAGATTTTCCTGTATCAGAAATAATCAAAAGATACCAACCTGCAATTATCCATAAAAAAATAAAAATAAATGAGCCAAAATAATAATCTTTATATTTTTTATCACATACCAAAAAGTGGTGGTACTTTTTTTCGAGATCATGCTATGTTGTATGCGATGGATCGTAATAATCCCAATCGGCAGATTTACGATTTATGTTCTACTAAAATAAACGTTGGTTGCAATCATTTTTTTGTTGCTAATTTTTATACGCTAAAACACGACACGTCTAAATACCACGAACAAACAATAGACTATGAAATCTTTAAAAATTGTTGCGATTCGAATGTTTTTCAGCTTTATTCAATATCCATTGTCTCTGTTAGTAGATTTAAAGACACTCAAAAACTTATAGATAAAATCACTACAAAATATAATTTCGATCCTATATATATAACACTACTGAGAAACCCTATAACTAGACTTCAATCAATTTTTTACTATAATACTGAATTTGGAGAGTGGGAAAAAAACCATCAAACAATCTCACAGAATACATTTCATGAGTATATTCATAGTAAAGACCTTGAAAAAAATTGGGTTATCGATCATATAAATCAGAGAGACATTAGCACAGACCCAACAGAGAAAGATCTACAACAGGCCATAAATACACTTAAAGATTTTCATATTGTAGGCATATTAGAAAATATAGAACAATTTGAGTTAGATATTTGGAAGTATGGTATAAAATACAGACCTTTAAATGCACCTTTTTATGATAAATATCCTATAGAAAAAGCCATGAATAAAAATACTAAATCTATAAAGGAACATATCACACCAGACGATATGAGCTATTTATTGTCACAGTGTAAATACGACATGGCTCTATATAACTATTTTTCACAAAAAAATTAAAATATGCTTATATCTCATAAAAAAAAATTCATAACTATAGACATACCAAAAACAGGAACTAGGTCATTAAGAGAAACATTGTCTCCTCTTGATATATTGGACATAGTTGGACAACCAGAAGATAAGTTTTTTTATCAACACGGCACTGCTCTAGACTGTGAGCGGGGACTAGAAAAAATTAAATTTAGTTTTAGTGATTATTTTTCATTTTGTGTTGTGAGAAATCCTTGGGAAAGATATTTGAGCTTCTTTAAATACTACAAAGAAAAAGCAGAAGAATATTTACGAACAACAGATTTTAAAAAATGGAAAGACCCCAAAATAAAACAGGGAAAAGATTGTGTTAATTTGTTTAGCAACAATAATGAGCAACAGATTATTAGACAAATCATTAAGAATAATTCAGCACAATCACAGTATTTTTTAAACGAAAATCAAAAGATAATGGTGTCGCATATTGCCAGATTTGAAAATTTACAAAAAGAATTTGATTATCTTTGTGGGACTATAGGCTTGGACGCAATAAAATTATCACACGGCAATAAAAGCATAACACAAATTTCTTGTTCTGATATTTATGATCAAGAGCTAATAGATTTGGTAGCAGAAAAAGAAAGAGACACTATAGAACATTTTAATTATCAGTACTAAATATACATAAAGAGATGGAGCATAAGAATAAATATGTTTATATTACCAAAAAAAGGACTAAAGTTAGAAAACTGTAAATTTTATCATTCTATTCCACTACCCGACGGAGAGATAATTCAGGGAGATTGGGATCTTACAAAATGTATAAATCAGTATTTAGGGAATATGAATTATATGAATCAAAAAGTTATAGATGTTGGCGCAGGTTCGGGGTTCTTATCTTTCACGATGGAAAAGCAAGGGGCCGATGTTGTTTCTTATGATATGCCAGACGGATCTTACTGGGATGTTTTAAAATATCCAGGATATAAACCGGCCGTCCACACAGAAGTTCATGAAATGTATTATAATGCTTATGATTATATACATGAAAAAATAAATTCAAAATGCAAACAATATAGAGCTAATATCTATCAAGATTTACCAGAAGAATTAGGAGATTTTGATGCCGCTATTTTTGGCACAATGTTATCTCATGTCAGAGATCCTATGCTAGTATTAATGAATATTTTATACAAAGTAAAAAGTTTTGCTGTTCTCATTAATCCTTTTGTAGACCGACACTTTAATGGCTCTACATTTTATCCTAGTAAAAATCAATTTAGGAGAGTGTGGTGGAATATCGATTATTCTACAATTGAAAGAATGGTTAATTCTATAGGTTGGTATATATCAAATAGTTACGATGTATATCCTGTACAGAACATTGGCATGGAAAAGCCCACACCCAGAAAATATCGATCTCTGGTGATTAAGAGATATAATTAGATTATGTATTGACAAACACAACGGCATCCGATAAAATATATCTATGAGACCAGACTGGACAGATTATTTCTTAGGGTTGGCTAGGGTTGTTTCACAACGAAGCCACGACATACACACACAGCACGGATGCGTAATCACAGACAAGCAGCACCGGATATTAGGCGTTGGATATAATGGTTTTCCTAAAGGTATGGATGATTCAATGCTGCCTACTTATCGTCCAGAAAAATATCATTGGATGATTCATGCAGAAAGAAATGCTTTGTCTAATTGTGTCATTCGTCCAGACGAGGGCAGAGCGTACATAACCGGCCAGTCTTGTAATGATTGTATCATGGCTCTGTGGCAAGAAGGCATCACAGAGGTTGTTATGGCGAATGGCCATGGCACAAAACTATTCGACCAAGAGGCGAAAGAAAGATTTGATCTTTTTGTGAATCAAACGGGGATTAAAATTATCCGATGTACACCAAATCTTGCTTGGATTCAAAATTTATAAAACACAAAAACAAAATTAAGATAATTGGCAATGGTGTATTTAGTAGTACAATCAATATTAATTATGGCCCTTGCTTTCCTCTAACCAATGATTTATCATATCTATGACAGAATCAATCTTACTTCGGGCCAAATTTCAGATAATCTTCTAAGGAGCTAATATGTCGGCGTTAAATGAATTACAGAATTATACATTTGTCAGTAAATATGCCCGTTGGATTGAGAAAGAAAATCGTAGAGAAACATGGAAAGAAGCTGTGGATCGCGTAAGAGGCATGATGCATACTATGTATGCTGATAGAAATATTAAAGAAGACATTGATTGGGCATATGACCTTATGTTTAAAAAGAAGGTATTGGGAAGCCAAAGAGCCCTTCAGTTCGGCGGAGAACCGATCCTAAAGCGTCATGCGAAGATCTATAACTGCACCAGCTCCTACTGTGATCGCCTAAGATTCTTCCAAGAATGCTTTTGGTTGTTACTTTGTGGTAGCGGTACTGGCTTTAGTGTACAAAAACACCATGTTGCCAAATTGCCCAATCTTTCATCAGAAAAAAAAGACAAGCGCAAAGGTGTAAAATATGTTATAGAAGATAGTATTGAAGGCTGGTCTGATGCTTTAGGCATTTTATTAAGCTCCTATTTCAATAAGCCTAGCGAATCACGTTTTTCAGAATACAAAGATAAGTATGTAGTTTTTGATTACAGTAATATTCGTGAAAAAGGTGCTCAGCTATCTTCTGGCGTTGGCAAAGCGCCTGGTTTTGAACCATTACAAAATGGCTTAGAAAAAATTAGAGAACTCTTAGACAAGTGTATTGAGAATGGACAAAAAAAGCTCAGACCAATTGACGCTTATGATATTATTATGCACAGCAGCGATGCTGTATTATCTGGTGGGGTGCGTAGAAGTGCGTCATTAGCATTGTTTAGTGCTGACGATGAAGAAATGGCAAAAGCTAAAACCGGCAATTGGTACATTGAGAATCCACAAAGAGCCAGAAGCAATAACTCTGCTCTACTATTAAAAGATGATACATCTTATGAAGATTTTAAAAACCTAATGGAGTCTGTAAAAGAATTTGGTGAGCCAGGATTTATCTGGAGCGATTCTACAGAAATGACCTTTAATCCGTGTGTTGAAGTGGGCATGTGGCCTGTTGATGAAAAAACAGGTAAGTCAGGATGGCAGGGTTGTAATCTCTCCACCATTAATTGTTCATCTGTAACAGATGAGGCTGATTTCTATGAAAGATGCAAAGCCGCTGCTATTATCGGAACACTACAAGCAGGATTTACTGATCTAGATTACTTAGGCGAAGTCAGCAAGGCTATCTTCGATAGAGAAGCATTGTTGGGTGTTTCGCTAACAGGCATTATGGAAAAACATGATCTAGTTCTGACAGAAAAGGTATTAAAGGCCGGAGCAAAAATTGCTGTCGATACCAATAAAGAATTGTCTAAAAAAATAAATATCAACCAAGCAGCCAGGGTCACCTGTTTGAAACCAGAAGGAACAAGCAGCTCTATGCTTGGAACAAGTTCGGGCATTCATCCTCATCACGCCAAAAGGTATATAAGGCATGTACAAGCAAATATTTTAGAGCCACCTTATCAATATTTCAAAAGTTACAATCCGCAAGCGTGTGAAAAATCATCGTGGTCAGCCAATAACACGGATGAGGTTATTAAATTCCCTATCGAAGTACCAGATGGTTCTAAATTAAAAAATCAATTACCAGCAGTAGAAATGCTCACGGTAGTAAAAGATACACAACGTAACTGGGTGCAGTCGGGCAAGAATAGGTCGCTCTGTACTCAAGACTTCCTTAGTCACAATGTAAGCAACACAGTTACGGTTCAGCCGGAAGAGTGGGAAGATGTAACAAAATATATTTATCAAAATCGTAAATATTTTGCAGGCATCAGTCTTATTCCACAAAGCGGAGACAAAGACTATCCACAAGCTCCATTCACAACAGTCTATACAAGCAGAGAAATAGCTAAAGAATATGGAGACGCTTCGCTGTGGTGTTCTGGTTTAATAGAATTAGGACTGAATGCTTTCGACAACAATTTATGGGCAGCTTGTGACTATATAACGCTAAATCAAGAACTGGATACAGACGGAGACGATAAGAAACTCTTTTCTATAAAGATGAAAAGATTTGCTAAAAAATATTTTGATGACGATATTAAAAGATTAACGTACTGTATGAAAGATGTATATAATTGGAAGATTTATACAGATTTATATGATAGCTTTTCTAAGGTTGATTATACACAACTACTGGAAACAGAGGACAATACTGTAGGAATAGAGGAAATTAGTTGTGCTGGTGGCGCATGTCTAATTTAATTTACTCCTAGAGGCATTACATTGAGAAAAAAAAATAAAAATCGTGCTACAAAACCTGTTCTTATTAATAACACAAAAGATGGTTTTGTTGCTCCTGAAGATATTATTGTAGGATTTAAAAATAGGCTTAAGCCAAGATCTATTAATCAGAAAGATTATATCAGGACGGTAGCAGAAAATGACATAACCTTCTGCCAGGGCGTTCCAGGTAGCGGTAAAACCCACATAGCTATAGGTATGGCACTGGAATATCTAATTGAAGATAAGGTAGAAAAAATAGTAATTACTCGTCCTGTTGTAGAAGCCGGGGAAAGACTTGGATTTTTGCCCGGAACAGCAGAAGAAAAACTGCATCCATATTTATTACCACTATACGATGAAATCAACTATTTTTTACAAATGCAGCATTACACTAAGCTAAAAGTCGGTAGAAGAATTGAGGTTGTTCCTCTCGGACTGATGCGAGGCAGAAGTTTTCATAATGCTTTTGTGGTAGCTGATGAGTGTCAAAATGCCTCTTATGATCAGCTAAAAATGCTATTGACAAGAATAGGCATTGATAGTAAAATGATATTAACGGGAGATGTTGCGCAATCTGACTTGCAAAGACCCCTTCAGGGAGGATTTATAAAACTGATCAATGTACTTGAAGGAATAAGTGGAATCGGCATTGCTCGTTTAGAGGCTTCCGATATTGTGAGAAATCCAATTATAGCAGATATTATAGACAGACTAGAAGAATATGACAATAGATCATAATAAATGCCTATTATTAAATTGTGATTTTACACCAATAAGAATAATAGATTGGAGAAGAGCAGTGCTCTGGAATATAAAATACCATAATGATATAAGATATGGTATTCATGTCTTAGAACACTATGACGACTATATTCTATGTGCCAACAATAAAAAGATTAAAGTTCCTGCAGTAGCTAGAACAACACAATATCTAAAATGCTTTGGCTCTGTTAATATTAAATTGTCTAGAAAAAATTTATTTACTAGAGATAATTTTATGTGTCAATATTGTGGCAAGCATTTAAATAGATCACAATTGACATATGATCACATTATACCCAAATCTAGATTTTCTGATCATAAAAAGGCAACAAGCTGGACCAATGTCACAACAGCTTGTATAAAATGCAATGCTAAAAAGGCCAACAAAACACCAAAAGAGGCAAACATGTCACTGCTCAATGAGCCTCATATGCCAAAATTTTCATACAAATACTTGCCATGGTACGACGAATTGACTAATATAAGATCAGAAGCGATGGAGATATGGACTAAATACATTAACAAGCATTATGAATATGAAAGAAAATAAATACTATACTATCACAGGAAAAGAAGACGGTTTTGATAGTAGTGGATTCCCTACAGTAGGCAGTGACAGTACACATATATATGCTCAAAGTATTTGTGAGAAAAAGCCCAGAAGCATGACGGCCGCAAGTTCTTTGGGGGTTGATAATATTGGATATAAATATTATATAGCCATAAATTGTCAACGACAAGCCTATAATCCATTATCAAAATCATGTCCCAAAGCAACGTTTGTAGACAGAATTTGCAAAAATAGCAAATCGCATACAATGAAACAGGTCAATCAATACATATTCAATAAATATATAGGATTTCTAAAGACCGGTAACGAAAAAGTTCTAGCAGATATAAATAGGGACTTAAAAGCATAATGCCTGAATATTCGTTTGTGTGTAATAATTGTGGTAATAAATTTTCTATTGTGGCCACATATAAAGAGTATGATTCCAAACAGATCAAATGTACAAAATGCCAAACTAAAGATATTGATAGGGATTACTCTACGGATCTTGGCAATATGTTTGGTAGTGTAGTTAAGTCTGATTCAGATATTAAGCTGGGAGATTTAGCAAATAGGAACCGTGATCGTATGAGTAATGATGAAAAAAATTATTTATACAAAAAACACAATGAATACAAAGGGGGTCAGCAGGAACTTCCCACCGGTATGTCAAGGATAAAGAGAGGAAGTAAAACCAAATGGACATAGAAAAAACAGTGAAAGAACTATTGGACGATCCAAAATTTAAAGAGGAAATGCTTGGATATGCAGAACTGAATACATCTCCCAGAAAATTAATAGATTGTCCTCATGAAATCATCTTTTCTGTTGAATCAAACATTATGGAGCAGAATGAAAAGCGTGAAAATGTGGGATCTAAATTGATACATAAAAGAAATTTTCATATGCCCGTACCTCCTGGCCAAGATCCTGAAGAGTATATGCTAAATTTTTTAAAACATTTTGAGCAGTCATTAATCAATGCAGCAAAGGAGATGCCTAATGAATGATTTTGTGGTTGAAGCTAAAACACATCAAAATAGCAATCGGCAGACAGACAACGAGTATTATACACATAAAGGCAAAGAAGATTTTGTAGATGCCAACAGTAATCTAAGACGCAAGCATGACGATCAAGACGTGGCTGCTAAAAAAATATATCGGGACGACTCTACATATAGACTTATGATAAAGTGCGATAGGTATGGCAAGCCGTTTGACCCCAACGACCAAATAGCACACCCCCATAAAACAGCAAGCTCATACAGATCGGGATATAAATTTGTAGAAGTTGGACAAAAGGCTTTTGGTCACTATATCAAGTATTTGAACACAAATAATAAGGCATGGCTATTAAATACTGAAAGGGAATTAACATAATGGCAAGAATCAGCAAAGCGCAAACATATGCTATTAGGTGGCTTAATCATGAAGAAAAAACAATAGAGAATATCGCCACAGAATTAAAGCTGACAACTAAACAAGTAGAGTCTGTGATAGAGAAATATGGCTCCACATCTAACAAAGACAAAGTTTCTACGGCTCAAAAACCAGCGGTCCAGAAGATGCTTTCTTCTAAAACCGCCAACAACGCTTCCGTAACCGTTATGACTGGTGAAGCATCAATGAGTATACAATCACACAAACATAAAAACTCTAGAGTTACAGACGATTGTATCCATCGACCAAATGGTTAAAGATGTATATTTCTAAATATTCTAATGGGAAAAAAGTGTCTGATGCTCAGTATATCACAGAGATGATATGTGAACACAAGGCAATCAGGGAAAAAAAGGATTTACATTATAGATTTTGGGTGAGTAGTTATTGGGAAAAGTTTTATCGGAGTCAAATAGCCTCTGCCCACAAACTGTTAAAGATATATTCAGCCAAGGCAATTGTGGCAGCTCTGAATAACCCTAAAACAAAAAATACGTATTCATTAAGATCACCATTTTTGATTAAGATCATAGAAACGGAAGAACGCATTATAGCATCGAAAAATACACATCTGTCTAAACCAATAGACAGGAAAAAGCCTACGTCTTTTAGAAAAAACAAAAAGCAAGAAAATATATTATCAACACTTAAGGAAATAGATGATGAGTATCAAGACTGATATTAAGAAAAATTTTGGTGACGACATTATACTTTCTGGTAATTCTGTTATTGACAAGAAGGTTTTGAATATTTCGGTAAGCCCATCGTTAGATATCGCTCTTAATGGAGGAATTCCAGAAGGTAGTTTTGTGATTTTTACCGGTCAGCCCAAATGCGGCAAGACTACTACTTCTTTGTACATAGCGGCATTAGCACAACAGGAAAAATACGCATACGGAGATTTTGCTGACGGCAGAGAAGTGTACTATCTAAACATAGAAGGTAGACTTAAAAAAAGAGACTTGTCTGGTATCAATGGACTTAATTTAGACAGATTTCATATCATAGGATCAAAAACAGGTAAGATATTACATGCGGAGGAATATCTTCAAATCGCTGAAAGAATTATCAATGAAGTACCTGGTTCTGTCTTAATTATCGATTCTTATTCAGCGTTATGTACAGAATCTGAAATCACATCAGACATGAGTAAGATGCAAAGAGCCGATGGTGCAAAACTGTTAGCAAAATTTTGCAGAAAAGTTGCTAATGTTATTCCCGTTAATAAGAATATAGTTATAGGTATCACCCATCTGATGGGCAACCCAGGATACGGCAGTAGTGAATGGAAAGAAAAATCAGGGCAGGCAATAGCCTATCAGACAGATGTCAAATTAAAAGCTACGTATTTTAAAGCGTGGAATGTCGGCAAAGAAGAAACCCAGATAGGACAAACAATTGAGTGGCAAGTAATATGCTCTGCATTAGGTCCGCCTGGAGCTAAAATAACAAGCTATATTCGCTATGGCGTCGGCGTAGATAAAGAGATGGAGCTATTTAATTTAGCCACAGATCTTGGATTAATAGATAAGGGCGGAGCTTGGTATACATTTACAAATGTGAAAGATACTCCAAAGTTTCAGGGAGCCGAAAAGGCAAGGGATTTTATTAGTCAAAACCCAGACATATATGAAAGTCTGTGGGCTTCTGTTAAAGAAATGATGGGAATCAGCGAATGAATATTGTTGATTTGGATGATAATGTTCAGAGGTGGTCTCTCAAGGGCCATATAGCCAAAGGTAGAGCGATAAATAAATCTTCTCTACATCTGACGGCAAGATCTTTAATAAAAGAAATATTTCCTACTTTGCAAGTCTTAGAAGAGGTTCCAATACCAGTTAGAAAAAATGAAACATTGTTTTTAGATTTTTATCTACCACTTAATGAAACATGCATAGAGGTTCATGGCGAACAACATTATAAATTTGTACAATTCTACCACCAAACCTCGTTGGGGTTTATGAAACACAAAAAAAGAGACAGAGATAAAAAATACTGGTGTGAAAAAAATAATATTAGATATATAGAACTTCCGTATAATGAAGGATTAGAAGATTGGAAAGAAAGACTGACCAATGAATAGAAATAGTAAAGAAGAACTACAGTATTGGGATACTATATTAGACGAATATGAATCCAGTATGGGCATGCCTTCTTATGCAGAAGACTCCATGCCGTCAGAGGAGCTGAATGAATATCTTACCATGAATCGTTCAATGCTAGAAAAATTAACTCCAGACGATTGTGGAGAAATCGCTTATAGATTATCTCAATTTGGTTTTCATATTCAAAGAACATTAAATAGAGAAATAGCAAGATATAATTGGTCAGACGAAAAAATAAAAGAGGTTATTGCTGATGAAATCAATAACTATAAAGGATATGGGTATGTAGAAAAATCTCTCCAGGCAATTAAGCACAACGAAAAGGCTTATGCTCTTAACACAATCAAAAGATACGCCAAACAAAGAATGGATAGGCTTTCATATTTAGCCAATAATATAAAAAATTTATCAGATATCATTATCTCTATTCAAAGGAATAAAATTAAAAATGGCTGACATAGATACACAAAAATTAAAAGAATTGATGATGGCGATGATTAATGTAATAGATCAATCTGAGCAAAAAACAGAATCCGATACTATTACTAATCCTATCACAAATAAAGATGCGAAACAAACTTCTACAAGACCCAATTTATTTGATAGCATGCCAGAGGCACAGATGCATAGATCAGATAGTGCAATAGATAAAAAACTTTCTTCATATCCACCAACAGCCAGATCTAGACCAAGCACTATAATAGATGTGCAGTGCTGCATCTGTGGAAAAAAAGAAACAGTCAGCAAAAGACTATTAGTAGATAGTGCAAACCGATATAAATGCAATAACTGTTGTTCAAAGGGGTCTTCGTAATGATACTGTGCGATACGGCTGCAGAAAGAGCTGTTCTAAGCTCAATCATGCAATATGGGGACAGTGTGTACCTTGAGGTGTCGGATATTATAAAAGAAACAACATTTACTGTTGATAGTAATCAATATTTGTATCAATGCTTAAAGCATGTTTGTGAACAAGGGGCTTGTTCATCTATAGATATCGCTTCTGTATTTTCTGCATCTCACGAACTTGGACTCTCCCACTTAATTAACAATAAAACAGAAGCCCAACACATCAAAGCAATCAAGGATTTTCCTGTAGAAAAGATTAATGCGAGAAAATTTGCTGCGAAGATAAAAAAACTAGAAATAGCGAGAGATCTTCATGCCAACTTAAAACAGACCCAAGATAAGATCTTGGATATTAGTGGTAATGAGACAATTACCTCCATCCTTGGTATTGCTGAAGATTCTATATTTGATTTCTCTTCTAAGCTTAATGATAATGAATCTGGCCCGGAAGCAATAGGAAAAGATATTGAAGGATATATAGATTATCTGGAAAATAACAAGGTAGAGCAAATTGGTATCTCTACTGGTTTTCCTGTGTTTGATAAAGCTATAGGGGGAGGACTTAGAAAAAATACTATCAACGTTATTGCCGCCAGACCCAAAACCGGCAAAACATTACTATCTGATAATATGGGATATTATATCGCCAATGAATTAAATATACCAGTACTTAATATGGATACCGAAATGACTAAAGAGGACCATATCCATAGACTTTTGGCAATGTCCACCGAAATAGATATGCAAAGCATAGAAACAGGAAAATTTGCAGATTCACCAAACTTAAAGAAAAAAATCTATGACAGCTCTAAAAAAATGTCTGAAATTCCCTTTTATCATAAAAGCATAGCGGGCAAACCATTCGAAGAGCAGTTAGCTATTATGAGAAGATGGATAGTCAAAGAAGTGGGTTTGCTGCCAGACGGCAAGGCGAAAGACTGTGTTGTGTTTTATGATTATCTAAAATTAATGGATAGTGCTGGCATGAGTCAAGACCTTAAAGAATATCAGGTTTTGGGATTTATGATGACTTCATTACATAATTTTGCATGCCAATATGGGATACCTATCGTAGCTTTTGTTCAATTAAATAGAGACGGAATTACGAAAGAAAGTACAGATACTGCTAGTGGTTCTGATAGAATTATATGGCTATGTAGTAATTTTACCATCTTTAAAAGAAAGACAGACGAGGAAATTGCAGAAGATGGACCAGATAATGGCAATAGAAAATTATTGCCTGTTATTAGCAGACACGGAGGAGGATTGGATGATAATGACTATATAAATTGTCACATGAAGGGCTGGTGTGCTAAAATCACAGAAGGACAGACACGATTAGAATTAATGGCTGGTGGAGGTTTGACAAACAGGCAGGATGGGTTTATAATTGATGATAACAATGAAAGCAACAAAATCGAATTCGTATGATCAGCATAAGCTTAAGATTTTATCTGACAGCCTTTGCGATAATATAGAAGAACTATTGGAAATATTAAATATTTCTGAGTATAAACTATCTGATAAGATGATAGCAATGAATTGTCCTATACATCAAGGAGATAATCCATCCGCTCTTAATCTTTACTATGTAGGAGATAGCTATCGAGGCAACTGGAAATGCAGGACTCATAATTGCGAAGAAATCTTTAAGCCATCAATACTTGGTTTTGTGAGAGGCTGTTTATCGAATATGAAATATGAATGGTACAATAACCAGGACAAAATTTGCACATTCAAAGAAACCATATCTTTTGTAGAAAACTTTCTTGGCAATAAATTAAAAGACATTAAAGTATCCAATAAACAAAAAGAGAAGACCACATTCGTAAATGCTGTTAGGTATGTACAAAATATACGCAAAGACGATATAAATAAATTACCAAGAAGCCAAATTGTCAACTCTCTTAACATCCCTTCTGCCTATTTTCTAAATAGAGGATTCAGCCAAGAGATTCTAGAGAAATACGATATTGGAGATTGTCAAAATGCAAATAAGCCGATGACCAATAGGGCTGTTGTTCCAGTATATGATCAAAACCATAAATTTATGGTTGGTTGTACGGGAAGGGCCACAAATGACAGATGTGATAGATGTAATTGCTATCATAATTCAAGTAGCTGTCCATCAGAAGACAAGAAATATCTATATTCTAAATGGAAACATAATAGTGGCTTTAAAACACAGAATCACTTATATAATTTTTGGTTTGCCAAAGACCATATAAAGAATAGTCATAGTATTATTTTAGTAGAAAGTCCAGGCAATGTATGGAGACTGGAAGAAGCAGGTATACATAATAGTGTAGCCATATTCGGTTCGTCATTAGCTGATATTCAAAAAATGATTATAGATTCTTCTGGGGCTATGACGATATTTACTATAATGGACAATGACGAAGCCGGAAGAAAAGCTGCGGCTATGATTAGAAAAAAATGTGAAAGAACATATAATGTACACGAGATAAAAATACAATATCCCGATATAGCCAGCATGACAATCGAACAAGTTCAACAAACCATCAAACCCCAACTGATTCATGAATAATACAAAAATTATAGCATTTTCTGGAAAAAAACAATCTGGCAAAAATACCTGTGCTAATTTTATATACTCTAAGTATTTGGGAAATCTGAACATAGCAAAAAAGATAAATCTTAACGAAAATGGCGAAATAGTAGTATCGGACCTATATAACAAAAAAGAATATGCAGGTCTCTTCAATCCCTGTACAACTAATAGCAATGACTATATTATTACAAAATGTCTTAACACCTTAGGTCCATATATCAAACTATATAGCTTTGCAGACCCTCTGAAACAAGATATTTGCATGAACATATTAGGCCTAACACATGATCAATGCTATGGTGCTGATGATAAAAAAAATGAATTAGTCGATTGTTATTGGCCCGATAAAAAGACACAAATGACAGCGAGAGAAGTCATGCAGTATATTGGCACAGATATGCTTAGATCTATCAAGCAAAGCGTATGGACTGATGCTATGATAGCCAAAATACACAGAGATCAACCTCAAATAGCTATCATTACAGATTGTAGATTTCCAAACGAGGTAGAATGTATTCAGAAAAACAATGGTGTTGTAGTCAGATTAACTAGAAATATATATAATTCATCTCATATTAGTGAGCAAATTTTAGACGAAGACAAGTATGACTGGAATAAATTCGATTACATCATAGATAATAGAGAAATAGATATTTATAACCAATCATTAGAAGTAGATAAAATTCTTAAAGAGGTGCTATCATAATTATTACATATTTTCGTAGTTCTAGTTACAATACGCACAACATGTGCGAACAACAATACTTCTTTGATTATGTCATGGGGTATAGATCTCCGTCTAATAAGAAGGCAGATAAAGGCACCATAGTGCATAAGGCCCTGGAGATACTCGCTTTCGTAAAGTTTACGATGCAAAAGGGGGAACAGACTTTTGAAGATGATATTTTAGGGAAAATTAATGCCTATAATTATAATCTAGATGATATAATAGAAAGAGTATATCAATATTATACTTCTAGTTTCACGCACCATCAATGGACAACAACTGACTTCAGAGACTGTAGAAAGTGGACATATAAAGCCATTGAATATGCCGATGGTATGTTTGACCCAAGAAATAGAGAAATACTGTATCCGGAACAGAGATTCGATATCACTATAGATAAGCCATGGGCAGAATATGAATATAAATTATCTAATGGAGAAACACTTAAGGGCAAATTGGCCATCAAAGGCACAATTGACTTAATCACTAGACCATCCTCAAACACCTTAGAAATTGTGGACTGGAAAACAGGAAGAAGACTAGACTGGGCCACAGGACAAGAAAAGACACAAGAAAAACTAGAAAAAGACCCTCAATTAATGATATACTATTATGCTGTACAAAAATTATACCCAGAAATAGATAATTGTATAGTAACTATTTTTTTTATCAATGATGGTGGACCTTTTAGTATGAGTTTTGACAAATCTGATTTACAGAAAACAGAAGATTTATTGAGACAAAAATTTCATCATATCAAACAAACCAAAAGGCCAAAACTATCTAAAACCTGGAAATGTACAAAATTATGCCATTATGGGAAAAATTCTTTTAAAGACATAGATCATGTGATGCCGATACTAGAATATAGGGATGGGCAGATTTGTTCTCCTGGTAATGAGATGACAATGTGTGAACAGGTAGCCCACGACATACAGCTCAAAGGCATGAAAAATGTGGTTGACGAATACACGATGCCAGGGTATAATGTAGGTCATTACAAAGCCCCAGGAAGTACAGAATGAAAAACTATATACCTTTGCATGTGCATAGCCACTATTCTTTATTGGATGGTTTGTCAAGACCTGAACAGATAGCCAATAGGTGCAATAAAATAGGAGTACCGAGTTGTGCCATTACAGACCATGGATCCATATCCGGTGCTGTACAAATACATACCGCACTAAAAGCTAAAAATATCAAGCCCATACTTGGATGTGAATTATATTTATCGTTCGATGATTCTAGTATAAAATCTAAAGAAAATATTGACCTAACACATTTTATAGTACTGGCCAAAAATCTAACAGGTTGGAAAAATTTAATACAAATCGTTTCTAAATCTAACGATCCTGAAAATTACTATAAAAAACCAAGATTGTCTATCTGTAAACTAAAAGATATAGTATCACATAATAATTTAATTGCATTTTGTGGGCATATGGGATCATATATTGCCGATATAGTTGAACAAAATCCCACAGACTACAAAGGCAAATGTGTGGATTTTATTGCGGAGATGAAAGAAATTTTTGGAAGTGATAACTTTTTCCTTGAGTCACAACTAATGGATCAACAAAATATGCCCAGACAAAAAGAGCTTACAGACATTGTTAGAGGCCTGGGAAAGCTAACAAAAACCAAAATTATCTGTACACCCGATGCACACTATGCAGAGCAAGAAGATGCCATAGATCAAAGAATATTGTTGTGCAATAATATAAAAACTACGCTATCCAATATTAATAAAAAAATTGTCAACGAAGAATCTGTACCATTTGAATGTTTTTTTAAGTCTGACAAGTATTATATACTTGATCCAAAAGAGATTAACGAAATACATACCCAGGAAGAGGTAGAGAATACACTTTATATAGACAGCATGTGTGAAGATTATGATATTTTACACAAACCATTATTGCCTCCATTTCAGTGTCCAGATAATCAGAATCCAGATGAATATCTAAGGCAATTATGTAGAAATGGATGGCAGGAAAAAATTGCAAATCATATACCAAAAGAAGACCATAATATTTATGTAGAACGCATCAAAAAAGAATTAGAAGTTTTACAGGGAGCTGACCTTTCTAGTTATTTCTTAATTGTTGCGGATATTGTTAACTATATTAAATCTCGTGGATGGTTAGCTGGTCCAGGCAGAGGCAGTGCCGCTGGGTGCTTAGTGTCCTATTTAATAGGCATAACATCTATAGACCCAATAAAATATGATCTTATATTTGAAAGATTTTATAATTCTGGAAGAAATACTAAAGACAGAATCTCTATGCCAGATATAGATGTGGATGTACCAATCAATAAAAGAGAAGAAATCATATCGTATATTAGAAATAGATATGGTGAATCAAAAGTGTCTCAGATGATTACTTTTAACACCATGAAAGGCAGAGGCGCCCTTAAAGAAGTATTAAGGGTATATGGAAATATTAGTTTTGATGAAATGAACAGAATTACAAAATTTATTCCAGACGAAGCAAAAATAGCCGATGAATTACAAGAAATGAAAGAAGATGGTGGCGAAGCCTCTATTATTAGATGGGCTCTAGAGAATAACGCCGATAAGCTAAAAGAATGGTGCTATATTGATGAAAAAGACAATACACTGAAGGGTCCCCTTGCCAAAAGATTTGAGCAAGCTATTAGATTAGAGGGCACCAAATCAAATCAGTCAAAACATGCTGCCGGTGTAGTTATTAGTAGTCACAACCTAAATAATATCTGTCCCATGATTTATGATACAAAAAACAAGACAACAATAGCTGGCATGGAAATGCAAGACTTGGAATCTATTGGTATTATTAAATTTGATATTCTGGGGGTGGCTATGCTCGATAAGGTTATGTCTATTTCACAATTACTACATAGTGGAGAATAAATTATGCAAAAATCTTTTAAAGACGTCGCTATTGGCGAACAATTTGACTTAAATAATAAGACATATGTAAAAGTTAATACCGTCAAAGTTAGTTGTTGCAGAAGCGTTAATTGTCATGTGGTTGGCAATGCCAATGATAGGACATTTATTCAGCCAGATATCAAAGTGGAGGTGAAAAATTAATAGGAATAAGATATGTGTTTTCGATCTAGAGACAGATGGCTGCAATCCAGATGTATGCAGTCCGGTACAAATAGCAGCTGTTATTGTTGACCCAATAAAATTAGAGATAGTACCAGATTCAGAATTTAATATATCTCTGCGACCATCTGCTCTAGAAGAAAATGAGGATTATACATATGATGACTCTGATGTTTTAGACTTTCACTCTAAGGTTAGAGGAGTTAGCAAAGCTCAAATTTTGAAGGACTGGAAATCTAGTCAAAAGCAAGAGCAGGCATGGAAAATGTTTGTTAATTATCTACAAATGTATCACAGTAGGTCAACTAAAAAAAGCTGTTTTAGTGCCCCGATTGCTGCCGGATACAATATTAACAGGTTCGATTTGCCAATCATCAACAGATTGAGCCAGAGATATAAAAACACAAACAAGGAAAATAAAACCGATCTGTTTTTTCCTAGAGATGTTTTAGATGTTATGAATGTTATATTTTATTGGTTCGAAGGAAATAGTGAACTTAAAAATTATACATTAGACAATCTTAGAGATTATCTAGGATTATCTAAAGAAAATGCTCATGACGCTCTTAAAGATGTACAGGACACAGCAGAAATTCTAATTAGATTTATGAAACTTTTTAGAAGCATGTCACCAAAGATTAAATTTAAGGATTCTTTTAAATAGAAATATACAATGGCTGAAATTTTTACATTCGATTGTGGATGCAAATTTAGAGTATTGGACAATAGTGGCGACTTTCCTAAGATTGAATTTGATCCTAGATTAGAAAAAATTAATCTAGAATGTGAAAAAACTTGGGACTTGATATCCTCTGGCAATACTAAAGGATGTTTTCAGTTAGAGTCAAGACTTGGTCAAAGTATGTCCAAAAAGCTAAAACCAAGAAATATAGAGCATTTAGCGGGCCTGATTAGTATTTTAAGGCCGGGATGCCTTGAGGCCTATAGAGACGGTAAAAGCGTAAGTAATCATTATATTGATAAAAAAAATGGACAAGAAACAGTAGATTATTATCATCCATCTTTAAAAAGTCCTCTTGAAAAAAGTTATGGAGAAATGATATATCAGGAGCAGGCTATGGAAATAGCAAGGGTTGTTTCTGGCTTTGACCTAAAAGAAGCAGACGTTTTAAGAAAGGCTATTGGAAAGAAAAAGGCTGACCTGATGGCTAAGGTCAAAAAGTCTTTTATTGAAGGCGCACTAAAACAAAAAACCGTAGATAAAGATACGGCAGAAGAGATTTTTGGATGGATAGAAAAAAGTCAGAGATATTCTTTCAATAAAAGCCATGCAATATCATACGCGATGAATGCCTACTTATCTGCATATACCAAGGCTCATTTTCCAAGAATATTTTTTGCTTCTTATTTGAAATTTGCAAAAGACAAAATAGATCCACAACAAGAAATAAAAGAGCTCGTTAGAAACGCCAACGAAATGGATATTATTATCCAAACACCAGATATAAGACATATGAATCAGCTGTTTTCTATCAAGTTTGGCAAGATATTTTTTGGACTAACAGATATTAAGGGTGTAGGCAATTCTGTTTTTCAAAAGATGCAACAAATAATAGAAAAAGACCAAATAGATATCAATAATATTAATTGGTACCAAATGTTATCTATGATACTATGTAATATCAATAGTACTGCAACCAAAGCCTTAATATGTTGTGGCTCCTTGGACTTCTACAAAAAAACAAGAACAGAAATGTTATTTGAATATGAGATATTTTCTTCCTTAACAAAAAAAGAAATAGAAAAATGTGATACTTATATTAAAAAAGATAATCAGTCTTTAAAAAATATATTAGTCGGACTCTTGCAGGAAAAAATAAATAAGAATAGAAAAGAAATCATTGCCAATCTTATAAAAACCATAGACAATCCGCCGTATTCTATGGTAGATAAAATAGAATGGTTGTCTGATTCCGAAAATTCTTTACTGGGTACAGCCATCACATGCTCAAAATTAGACTCTTACGACATAGACACAACCAATACTAACTGCAAAGATTTTAAAACCACATATAAGTCTGATATCATTATGGCTGCCGAAATATCATCTATTAATATAACCAAAACAAAAACAGGTAAGAATCCAGGATCAGAGATGGCTTTTGTAACTGGAGAGGACCAATACGGAATACTTGACTCAATCATATTATTTCCTGACGTTTGGGAACAATACAAAACACATATTTTTGAAGGCAATGTGTTAGTTTTTACTGGGAAAAAGTCTAAAAACAAAGATAGCCTCATAGTAGAAAAATGTTTTGAGCCGCAGTCTTGACAAACGGAACAGTTCTGCTATAATAGTATCAGTTGGTTTGGTTATTTTATATTTTTATAATTAAGGAGATTTAAATGAATCTTGTAATTCTTAGAGGAAACCTAGCTAGAGATCCAGAAATGCGACGAGTTAATACTGGAGGAAAAGAGACTGCTGTAGTCAACTTTACTGTTGCTACATCAAGAGAATACACAAAGGCTAATGGGGATAGAGACAAGGTTACGTCTTTTATCAACTGTGAAGCCTGGGATACTGGCGCAGAAATTATTGGAGAGTCTTTTGCCAAGGGTGATCTGGTCATGGTGGAGGGTTCCTTAAGAAACGATTCCTGGGAAAAAGACGGAGTTAAGCACAATAGTTTCAAGGTAAGGGTAAATAATTTTTCAAAGCTTACAAAGCTATCTAGATACAAGAAATCAGAAGATCAAGAAGCTGTAGCCTTTTAATGAATCTTAATTCTTAACCATGAATAGCGAGGATTCATTCCTCGCTATTTTTGTATCGTCCAAAAAATAATGATGAAAAAATTAAAAATATTGATGTGCTCAGAAGCCAGTTTCCTCAATTCTGGCTTTTCGATCTATGCCAAAGAACTATTGACCCGATTATATAATACCAATAAATATGATATAGCGGAATTTGCAAGTTATGCCAATGTAAATGACCCAAGAGATTCAAAGACCCCTTGGACTATTTATGCAAACGCTGTGCAAAAAACCGATCCTAGATATAACGAATATTCATCTAGGTCTGACAATATGTTCGGTAGGTGGAGATTTGATAAAGTTGTCATTGACTTTAAGCCTGATGTTGTTATAGACATTAGAGATTATTGGATGTCTAGTTATCAAGAGCTTTCTCCAGCTAGAAAGTTCTTTCATTGGATTCTGATGCCGACAGTAGATTCTGCCCCACAGCAACAATCATGGATCAGCACCTTCCTAGACGCTGATGCTATTTTTACTTATTCTGATTGGGGGGCAAAAACACTAGAAAAACAATCTAGCGGACAAATTAACTATGTTGATACTGCTTCTCCAGGAGTAGATCTTTCAACTTTTAAAATCCAGGACAAAACCAAATGCAGAAGAGCAATGAATATACCGAACGATGCATTTATTATCGGCTCGGTAATGAGAAACCAAAAAAGAAAACTAATACCGGAATTGTTTAAGTCTTTCAGAAGTCTTTTGGATGAACTAGAAAATAATAGCCTGGTTAAGCAAATACCATTTTTATATTTACATACAAGCTATCCCGATGCAGGCTGGGACATCCCTGAGCTGTTAAAAGAACATAGATTGGCCAATAGGGTGCTTTTTACATATGTGTGCAAAAAGTGCAATGATGTTACATGCGGAGTGTTTGCTGGTCCCAGCACCATATGCGATAAATGCCTATCTAAAAATAAAGTCTTTCCTAGTGTTTCAGCTGGTATTGAATCAAAGCAATTGTCTGTCATATATAACGTTTTTGACATTTATGTACAATATGCAATATGTGAAGGCTTTGGGATGCCTCAAGTAGAGGCAGCAGCTTGTGGTATCCCCATAGCAACTATAGACTACAGCGCTATGTGCGACATTATTCAAAAATTAAAAGCTTTTCCTGTTGGTGTTCAAACGTATTTTAAAGAATTAGAAACTAGAGCGATTAGGGTATATCCCAATAATGACGATTTGATTTCTGCTATCAAAACAGTCATGAGCTGGCCAGCTCCTATTGTAGAAAAAAAGAGAACCGAAATAAGAACATTGACAGAAAAATTTTACAATTGGGACGATGTGTCAAAGAAATGGGAAAAATATTTGGATCAAATAGAGCCGCAGGCACCTGGTCACTGGGATCGGCCAGTATCTATGCAAAAAATCACAAATATTAAAGAAAATGCAGACTTAGAAAATATTATATCTATATGCAAAAATAACCTTGGAGATATTAATATGTTTTCTTCTCATAAAATTCTCACTATTTTAAATGATATAGATTATGGTTTTCAGCAAAATGGAATGTCGTATCATCATTATGATATAAATAGCGCCATAGAGCAATTAAATATACTAATTAATAATAATAACGAATTAGCTGCAGTAATAAAAGAAAACATAAGATTCAATGATGACTTCATACAATACGCCAAACTTAAAAACAAAAATGAAAATACTTTATAATGGACCGTTCCAATCCAACAATGCTATAGGCTATTGCTCTGCAAGCATACTGGAAGACATATGTACACTTAACCAAATACAAACATATGCATATCCTATCTATTCTGGGTATGATGATGAGAAATCTTCGACCATTCCTTATTTGAGAATGTCTGAACTTAGCAAAATGCCTGATGCCGTCATCACTCATTGTTTAATAGAAACAGCATCTATTAATCGCTATACAAAAAATTATTTGATACCTATAACCCAACAAGACCTATCAATCAATACCAAGTACCACAATAAGCTAAAAGAATTTGATGGCATATTTGTTTTTAACGATTTCGACTATGAGAAATTTTTGGATATAGGTATCTCTAATTCTAATATTTTTAAAATACCATACCCACAATCGACCAAAAGTACCAGCAAGTACACGCTCGATCTAGGCATCTACTCCTCTTATAAAAAATATTATTTTATTGGCAATTATGATGGAGACAAAGCTTCTATAAGATCATTAATACCAACATTTATCGATTGCTGCAATCAAAATGACAATATATGCCTTATTATTTGTTGCGAAACAAACACATCAAATAAGAAAGATCTAATATCTTACTACGAACAATGCAAATCAGATCTGCACACCAATAAGGAAGATAAGGTCTTATTAATGTTAGATAATCTTTCACATTCCAGACTAAGCTCTCTCCATAGCTCTGCTGATATATTCTTATCCATAAATAATCAATATGAATTAATTAGTAATTGTTCTTTGGCCTCTAAAAATAATAACACCATTATATCCTATGGAGATTTAGATCTAGATAAATTAAGCGATCACAACCAAACGCAGTATACCATCATAAAAAAGAGCCTCAAAGAAAACATACTATCACATAAAAAAGAACCTAGTAAATATCCGATATCACAACTTGCAGACATATTATGTTAAAATCAGAATGGTCAAGTAATAATCTTTACCAAAAAATTAAATCCAAGACACTGAATCATAGATATAACATATTGTATCATGGTCATGGGTCTATATTTGATGCGTTAGTAATGGATATGACAGATGATAGGTTTTTATTTATTAAACACCAAAACAACTCCACCATATTAGACATCAACTACAACTTTACTGCACTAAATTCTGTGTTTGTCAATGCAGAACAAATAGATAATATATTTAATACTAATACTGATCTGCTTATCTTTAATCATGATGATTTGTCAAAAACCAAAAGAGAAGATCTCCTAATATTGCAAAAAAATATTAATAATGTCCATGTAATCAATTTCAATAGGCGATCGGATGGATATGTATCAAATGCCATCAATTGCAATTATGCAATACCGGAATACAGAAAAGATTCACCAAAAACAAAAGACCTTTTGATTTTTAATCTAGAAAACAATAATATGGTAAACAACATAGCGTCATCTTTACAACAGAAGGGTATTAATGTAAATATAGTTAAGTCCATCACTCTTGACATCAAATCAATATTTGATGCTATATCTCCATATAAAGCCATTTTAGATTTCAGTTCAAGACTAAATGTATTATGCGGCTTGTCATGTGGGTGTAATATTATTACTAACATGAATTTAAATAATTATCCAGAAAAAGATTTAATTACCAACTTTAAAACATACGACGATATATATCGATGTGTGGTATCTTGTCTCTCAAAGCCAGCGCCTTCAACCTCAATTATACAAGAATATTATTCTGTCAATAACTTTAATTCAATTTTACAGGAAATTTCTAAATGAAAATTACCAATATATCTTATCAAAATAATTATTCTCTAGAGGGCGCAAACAATGTAAGCATTTCTGATATAGACTCTATACCTAATTTTTCAGAAGCTCACATCAATATATCTTTCATGAACCTACTCTCAAAAGATCAGGCGATTAACATCCTATCGCTATTGTGTAATAAATTAAAACACAATGCAAAATTAACCTTTAGACTTCTTGATTGGGATCAAATGATTTCTAATTATCATAATGGAGACCTAAGCAAAGACGAAATATGTCAATATATTTCATCAATTAAGTGCTTATTAGATAGATCTAACATAATTGAAATATTTCATAAAAACACAGATATAGATATAGATCAAATCACATTTGACGGCTCGTTTGCTTCATATACCGTAATAAGGAGTAAGCTATGAATACCAAATGTGAAGACTGCTATTTTAGCAAGTCCAATTATGGTTGTTCATTTAATATTCCAGATCTGATCAAAGATAGCTATGAACTAAAAAAACAAGACGGATATAACTATATACAAGACTACAAGTGTTCGTATGCGTTTTCTAAACAGTCTTTTGATAAATATAAAGATAAGCTGCCAGAAGACATAGAAGAATTTGTTAGGCAGCAAAACAAGCTAAATTACTATCTCGTAGTAGACGCTTCGGACAAATCAGAAAATGAGATATTATCTATTCCCAAAAATATAAACACATTAAATAATATCCCATACAAGATATCTATAATAACATTCCTCAATAAAGAACAATTAAAGAACACAGTAAAACACTATCAATCTGAAATGATATCAGATTGGAAAATACATAATCTTATTATAAAAAATCAATCAGAAAATGAAAGACTTTTTGATATACTAAATGTAAATACTTTACGGGTTGATTTTATTATATATATACATTGGAAAAGCATGTCGCAACTACAGGAAGACTTAAACTATATCAACTTTTTATATAATGTTAAAAAACCACATTATGCTGCCATTAGAAAAAACGACAGTAATTTGGATGGATTATGTCTATCTGCCAATAATTTAAGCTTATTAAAGAGAGAGCATAGCTCAAAGTATATCGATTTTCTGTCTAATAACAACACCATTGTTAAAAAATACTATGAGTAATAATTATCTAATCATTATGCCCGAAATAACTAAGGGAATGAAGTCTATCGGACCAAAATCATTAATAAAAATTAATTCTCAATATAGCGTACTAGATACTCAGATCAGAATTATTAAGTCCATTAATAGAAGGAATAGAATTTTTATATCTACTGGATTTCAACACAATAGAGTACTAAAGAGTATTGAAGACTATAATAATGTAACAACCATAAATGAGAAAAAGTATAATGAGTATAACCAATGCAAACATATTATCAATTATATTAATCATATAGACTCAGTGGATGATGTGTTTATTGTGAATAACGGCGTACTGTTTAAAAAAGAGTGTTTCAAGAGATTAAAAAAAAATAATAAATCTACTATATATTTCACAGATAGGAAAAAAGAGGATTTTGAAATCGGATCCGAATCCGAAGAATCGAAATATCTTTTTTATGGACTTTCTAGAAAATGGACGGAGTGCATATTCTTAAATGCCCAATCTCTCAAAAAAATAATAGAAATTCATAACAGCTTTGATATATCTAAATATTTTTTGTTTGAGATTATTAATATGCTTTATGACAAAGATATAATACATGAGTCTATAGTTTCTTATAGGGACATAATGAAAGTTAATGGTCAAGAAGACATAAGGAGAGCAAAAAGATTTTTATGAATATATTAGTACAGCAATCACAAAATAAATTCATCTCTAATCTAGATAGCTTAATTCATAAATACAATATTATTTTTGCTAATATAGATAGAAATATTTACAAGATAAAATCACAAATCAATCCAGATGTATATATCTTTTCGCATAAGCAGATGGGACACGAAGAACATCATTTCTGCCAAAATATCAAAGACAAAAAAATCATAGTGTATACAGAAGAATCCAAGAATTCTCTAGAGTGGCCAGAACATATAACCGTAATAAATCATTCAAACATGCCATTACTTTGTAATACGCAAAGATTCAAAAAGACCGATGCAACAATAAGAGAAATAGACTATTGTTACTTTTTAGACTATGACGAAAAGATGCCCCAACAACTAATAAACAGGCTTTACCCACAGACAAAAGACAGAATACTATTGTTCAATAATACAAATATTAAACATCCGCAAAATTTAGGATATTTAACAGAGGACGAAAAAGCACAAGTATTAAATAATACAAAGTGTTTCATATCTAACAATATGAATTATGCTGTAGAGGCAAATATGTGTGGATGTCAGGTCGTGAATTTAGACTGGCAGGATGTATCTTTTGATGATATTAACTACAAAACCTACCCCGAATATATAGAAACAATATTATGAAAAAAGATTTAGGAATTATTTTATTAGCATTAGACAATAATAGTATATACGATCACATACTCACTACCGCAAAACAGATAATAGACGATAATCCCTACAATCAGATATGTGTCTTTAATAGTAAAAATTCAAAAATAGATAATATGAATGTTCCAATACTTCATATTTCTCAAGCCAAATTTTTTTATGGCAATTTGTTGATATTTGATACAACCTCATTGTTATTAGCAAAATATTTTCCAAATATCGATAAAATTTTTATGTATGCAACTGATACTTTCTGGAGCAATAATACTAGCGCTTATTCTTACAATAAAAGCTTATTTGAAACCAAAAATTTAGAATTTATAGCACAAAGCCAAGAGCTGTATGACCTATATACTATTTGTTGGAAAAAACCTTTAAAAATATGTGAGGAACTAAAATATGACACAATCAAAGAAATCATATAATACATTAACAGAAAAAGAAAAAACTTCTATATTACAACAATATTATATCCAAGACAAAAAAAGTTTTGATGAAATAGCCAAAATCTATAGCACCTATGCCAATAAAATCAGAAGAGATGCTAAAAAACTTAATATACCGATTAGGTCCAAGAGTGAGGCCCAAAAGAACGTATTGTCCCAAGGCAAGGTGGAACACCCAACAAAAGGCAAACAAAGATCTGCTGAAACAAAACGCAAAATAGGAATGAAAGTTTTGCAAAGCTGGGAGGATATGGACGAGCATAAATTGCAATCCTTCAAAAACAAACAACAACAAATATGGAAAAGCAAGAGCCAAGAAGAAAGAGCCAATTTACAAAAAGCTGCCACAGACGCTATCAGGGTGTCTAGCAGAACAGGCTCTAAGTTGGAAAAATTTCTACTCGAAGGACTGCTTGCTGCCGGAATAGATACTAAATTTCATTATGAGCAAACATTAGTAAATACTAAGTTGCAGATAGATCTTTTCGTGCCTAGTATAAATTTGGCTATAGAGGTCGATGGGCCTTCTCATTTTGATCCAGTTTGGGGCGAAGATGCTCTCAAAAAAACCCAGACCTATGACAATAAAAAACAAGGACTCATTTTGGGCAAGGGCATGAACTTAGTTAGGATTAAACAGACAATGGATTTTTCAATATCCAGGTCCAGCATAATGCTAGATAAGTTATTGACACTAGTTAACAAATTGACCGATGGATTTTCAACACCAGATAAATATTTCGAAATAAAGGATAAATAGAAATGGCAAAAAAAGCATCATCTACAAAAACACAAGCAGATAGTACAGAATCAACCCCTAATTCTGCAACACCAACGATAGCGGATATTGGTTGGACAGACTACGTATTGGAGGTATTATCCGAAGACGAAAAAATCAAAGGCAATCCAACCACAGATGGTTTGCGCAGAATTTTTGAGACAGTTATGGGTTGTGTGGTAACGAAATCTGTATCCGAAGTATGTCAGTCCCCAGACCCAGATAATGGCAACAGAGCTACTGTGATTCATTCTCTGACATATGTTTTAAAAGACACTGGTGCTGATACTCAATTTAATACAATCACCGTCAATGGGGCAGCAGATGTTTATTGGGGCAACTGTGACAAAATATTCAGAAATCACCCAGTGGCCGTTGCTGAAACCCGAGCTGAAGGCAGGGCTTTGCGCAGGGCCTTGAGGCTCAGAAAGGTCGTGGCAGCAGAAGAGATAGCGGAAGAAATAGAAGACCATCCGGATAAGGATACTGTAGGAAAAATTACAAATAATCAGATAAATTTTATTGACGTATTAGCCAAAAGGCTTAATATCAATATAACTAATCTGTTAAAAAAGAATGGTATAGAGGAAAAAAATATTTATACTACCTCTCATGCAGATGCAGTTAAGATAATTAGGCAGCTATCTAAGTATCAACAAGATCTAGATAGCATTTCAGAAGATATACTAGATTACACACCGGAGTGGAAATAATGAAAGGTACATATAAAGCAAGCGATAAGATATCATTAGAATTAGAAGCTAGTGGACAAAAGGAAATGTTTAAAGAACTAGCTATTATAGATGAAATTTTTGGAGAAAGCAGCTGTGGCGTATGTCACAAAAATAATATCAAGTTTGTTGTTAGAACAGTAGAAGATAATGACTACTACGAACTTAGATGTAAGGAATGTGGAGCGGTTCTTTCTTTTGGTCAACACAAAAAGGGTGGCACACTATTCCCGAAAAGAAAAGATGATAGTGGGAACTATATGCAAAATGGAGGATGGTACAAATATAACCCCAATAAAAAATAGTACTATTTCTTATTTTTTGAACATTTGCCTATAATTCTATTCTTGGTTTTCTTGGAAGATTTGTTTGTAGATGACAATTGTTGAATTTGCGTCTCAGGATAAATCGCATCGAAATCACCTTCGCCAATATCATCTTGTGTAGCAAGATGGTAACCGAGATCTTTAAAGAAATTTAATGTTAATCTAGACAATTTTGCTAAGGGGTTGTAGAAACCTGTCATTAGTTCATTTGAAATGCCCGCATACATGACAGGATCCGGACAATTAGTATTTAAAGGACAATAGCCATTGTCATTGACGTCATTCTCCCAGTGTCCACCAGCTGTTCCTGCGCCCCCACCCCCTTCTAGAGGAACTGCCACCCTACTATTGGCGCCATAAGCAATATCATTATATGTCCTAACGGTATCTCTCATATTTGGAAATACTTCGTTAGATATATAGGGATTATTAATATCGTCATTTACTATACATCCATTTGGCAATAATTGAGTTGTTACCGTACCAAAACCCAAAGCATGGCACATTTCGTGCGTTAGAACCTTTACCCATTCTTCATCTGTTAAGTCATCATCCTGGGCTAGATTTATATTGGTTGCAAAAGCTAATGGTATGGTTCGATTATCTGCCCCCTCTTGATTGTGATGAGGCATAGTCGTCGCTAAATTCACTCGAGCGCCCGTGTTATCTCTATAGGTCAATGTTGCGCAGGATGCGATCGTGCCAGAAGTAGCATCATTATAGAAGGTCAAAAAGGCCAAAACCATTCCACTATATCTACAGCCTCTAAACCAGCTGTCTCCTGGGCCTATTGCTAGCTCTAAAGACTCACAATTCCTTTTCATATTGTCATATAGTGATGTATCTAGTGAGAAAAACCGTGCAACTTCAGTGGTTCTAGTATTTGCATTCCATACATTACCAAATGACCACCTTACATGAGAGATATAGCTATCTAAAATATCTGCTGCCCTATTAAATATACTTATCCATCTCAAGGAGGTGCCAGGCCGTGCTCTGCTAATATACTCATCGAATAAAAATCTATTAAACAGGGATGTTCCTTGTGTGCTGTCAAATAATGCTCCACGCCTAGTAAAATCCTCTACTTCTATCATTGGCATTCCATTATTCCATGCGTCTGGCGTGTTTGCTAAATTAATTTCTGATGAGTCTTGGTATGCAACAGGAGTTATGTTATCTTGTTTTGTGGCTTGTATGCTATAATATCCGCCGTATCGCTTGCCTCCATACGCAGCTTTATACCATTCGTTTTCATTCGGTATAAAATATCTTGCATTACTAGCCCTTCTCATGTTTTGAATAGTCTCATTAACAAAATTATATGCGCCAGTATTCACCTGAGTAGATCCCCAATTCCCATTACTATTATTATGTAGCCAATTGCAATATTGAGCGGCTTGAGGCCAGCTAACACCAACTACAGGATGGTCGGCCATTCCATCTACACTAGCATATTCTATAAAATATATATCTTGATTATTTCCCAATAAACCTGCAGGCAAATGCAGCCAGATATCTCTGTCTATGCCTACAGACATATTCAAATTATTTTCGGAAGATGCTGGATTGTAAAGAGCATTAAGATTCTCTTGACCTTCTATTGTGTTACCTACACTATTCAAAAATGCAACATATTCACTATTAGTTACAGTATATTTTCCAATCCAATATTTATAGTTAACTCTACCATACCCTGGAGTAAAACCATCTGGCGAATTACCTTCATCTCCAACCAATACCATATTTTTCATATGTGCCGGATTAGACATTGAAAAATTTAATGTGGAAAGAGCGCACCTAATAAACGGACTAGGGGGAGGCGGTGGGGCTCCACTATTTGGGTCCCATGGCTCTACCGGATCGTTTGGCAAAGTACATACTGTCGTACCAAACAGCCCATTTGGTGCCAATTCATCAATCATCATATCTCTACTAATAGTAACCTGCATCCATGTATCATTTCGCTTTGCTACAGAGGTAACATATGTATCAAAATCTATTCCATTTCCAGAAATCTTCATACCAGCTCTGATAAGAGTAGCTGCTTCTTCATAGGTGCTAGCTATGGTAGATATTTCTATAAAAATATTTCTAAGCCCAAAGCCGTATGTACTGTTTGGATCGTAAAATCTTGCATCAACATCTCTTTCTTCAGCAATAGAACCAATTCTAAATCCAACAGATTCACTAAAGTCATTAACCGGCAAATAGCTTAAAGGAGCATTTTTTCCACTGGCCTCTTGAGACGAAAGAAAAGAACCACCCCTAAGAGCCTTGCCAAATCCAAAAGAGGTTCTAATCTGAATCGGTTCTGGAGTAGGGGTAGTTGGCAATGGCGGAGGCAGTGCTGTTTCTCCATAAAACCCAGATAAAAATCCCAATGATACAAATCCATATGATCCATTACTATTAGTAGTCATTGATGTAGGGGCAATGTATGGGTTATTTAGTACCACTTCTGCATATTCAATATCATTTATTTCAGGAAAATTGACGCCATTCATGGAAACATATTTTACATATGTATTATCTGGAACATTGTCGCCATATACTGCCCAACCGGTTCTAATAGCCCCAAGACTAGATACTGGTACAAACAATGTGTTTAGCGGTTCTGGATATTCATTACCATACCCTTCTGGTATATAATCTGCTACCAGCACAGTAGAAATCTGCTGATAAATATTTTCATTTTCAGCTAAATACCGAAAGCCAAAATAAATCCTTTCTTCTATTCCACCTAGCCTAGTTCCTATCCCGTCATTAAACTCATATGTGTTCCAGTCTAAATTCTTATCCAGCCTAACCAGTCTCCATTTAATACCCCCCGAATTATAGGTCATTGTTTCTATTCGTTCTACTTTGGTATTATTAGAAACACCGGGACCAGATACATACATTCCAATTTGAATATAAGGCGTATATTCATCATTAATAAAAATTAAATTAGAACCTGCATTCCTCTGATCTTGTGGAATATTCTGCGCATAACCACCTAGAATACTATTGAACCACACAAAAAAGTTGACAACTTGAGTTTCAATATAAAGATCTTGATTATTTTTTCTTCTTTCTGCTCTTTTCTCATTAAGATATTTATTTGTATATTTAGCAGATTGGAATCCGACACCTACTACATAATCCGGAGGTATATAGTCTTCTGTTGTAGAAAATAATACTCCCTTCTCTATATACTCTTCAACATTTCCGCTCTGATCATAAGTGCCAAACCATGATGACGGGCCACTTGTACCTACACAAGTAGTTCCTCTTGCATTCAAATCTACAGGAAAAGTATTGGAAATATTGGCTGTGCTCATTTAAAAAGCTCCTATGAATTATTATGCTGGCGGAGGTGGTGGAGGTGGAAGCGGGGGTGGTGGAAGAGGTGGTGGAGGTGGTGGAAGAGGTGGGGGTGGTGGTGGGGGTGGTGGAAGA